TCCTTGCGCTAACGCTATGGTGCTGCGTGGGCCCTTAGCAGCAGGGTTGGGCTAGGCTGAGGTTAGAGGAAGATAGGGCGCAGAATGGACCCAAGGGCCCATTTCCGCCCGAATCTATAGATTATATACCGAGTACGCGTACGCGGAGACATGGCAACTAGCAAGACCGCAAGTTTTTGGCTGACTGAAACCGTTGTTCTAGCAGCTACAGAAATAGGTGGAAGCGGAACAATTGATTTGGGGGCCTACATTTCCGTGGCTGATGGGTTGGCGATTTCCGTTGAAGAGGTTGATGTGATCTGGCAGAGCCTAGACCATTCAGTATCACCTGAGAAATATAGTTCCTACTTTGAGGGTACTGTAGGCGCTGATGCCGCTTTCGACCTGCAGCTCAGCGACCTCAACCCAGGGGGAGTCATTGTCCGAGCCGATGACAACAACTTGGTTGCAAGTGCGGCTCTGAACGTGGACGATGCCAACAACGTCCTTTCCTTCGGTCCCGATCTCTATCCTGACACATATGGAAAACTGGATGAAAGCCGCTTCGTGGTCAACGACCAGATGTATGTGGTGGCCACCTCCACCCAGGCTATCGCAGCCAATCGTTCCCTGGCCTGCACGGTGAGAATCAAGGCTCGAATAGTCAAACTCTCCACTAAAGACTGGATGGCGATTGCGATCCAGAGCACGGCAGCTGACAATTGAGGTGGTTAGCCTGGCTAACTTCTGTCCGAACTGCGGAGAATCCCTAGACTCCCACGGGACTACGAAGGGCGAGGAGCGCAAGACAGCCAGGAGAGCCTATGAGAAGCCCAAGGTCAAGCGCAAGGCGAGCGCGTACAACAAGCGATATGCCAGGGAATATAGACGCCTGAAGAAGAAGCATCCACGCACATCCTTCGCAGGACTAGCGAAGAAAGCCCACAAGGCAGCCAGGAGGAAGAAGTGATGGCGAAAGAGAAAGAACCGCAGGCGCATCAACTGTACAAACAGACTGGAAGTGCAATCTGTCAATATCGCACTGAAGGAAGTACAGTAAGCGGGAATGGATGGGAAATCATCTCAGACTCTGGCTCTGCTCTGATTGTAATCAATAGACAATATGTCGACCTCGCTGGGTGGTCTAAGCAGGAACTAACCACATTCGTCCAAGGAGTCGACATCCAGAAAGAGCGCATCCCAGCAAAGCAATTAGCGGCGATTGGAGGATTGCAAGTCCAAGAATGGGATTATATTACAACCAGAAAGATTCAGGATGATGAACTGACTCTCAATTCTTTTACGGGAATAGAGTCAATGCCTGGGTTCCTAAAGAATACATTTGATTTAATGGAGGTCATCTATGGAGAAAGAATGGAATATGGAAGCAATATCCAAATCCCCGGTAGTTATGTTCAGATTAGTGGAGAGGCTTTCGGATCTGGTAATCCTACAGCCATGGATAAAATGCACTGGACTAGGATATTCAAAATAAACACCCCTGAAGAATTAGAGTCTTTCACAATCTTCAGCGCCAATCTGATTGTCCAGGCATTGACAGTCGAAGAGAAAGACCTCGTCTGGATGGAGCGCCTGCGAAGGTCGTATGTGCTTCAAGACCAGGCGGATCTCTGATGAGCAGATTACTACACCGTGGTATCCAATTCGGTATATGGTGGGCTTCCGATCCGCAGCGGGCATTAGCCACGGTCGGAGTCGTTTGGCTGAACACTTTGAAAGGACCTCTAGGTAATTGGTCTAGGACTATGACTTGGGGGATAACCAAGGGTACTATTCGTGCAGGGATTGCAGGTCTTGCATTCACGGCGCGTACTACCTGGTCTAGGCTGTTGGTTCCCGTGGCTGTTTGGGCATCACCTGTCCTAGTCCCCGTGGCAGTTGGTGCTGGAGTTCTAGTTACAGCTGGCGTAATCTCGGGGGGTGTCGTTGCTGCTCAGCAGGAGGTGGGACTGGTTGGACCTGATGCCCCCACTATGGCTGGAGATCCTCGTTGGTTTCATGGGCTTGAAATGAATCCCTTCATGTTCAGTATGGGCACGGTAGTCTAGGACTATCGTGTATACTCGTTCAGGGATTGCTGCTCCTTGGGTACACGTACCGTGTTTCCGCATTCTGGGCAATACCAGGTGCGCCGCTCCAGGCTGAACACCATCGACGCATTGCACGCTGCCAACTTCACGAAGTCCCACTCTCGACAGATCGTCATGAATTCCCCCCCCTCTTGTGCCCGCAAACACGGCAAACCCAGGCATTACGTTTCCAAGACCAGGCGTGAATGTCACATTCGCTCATTCACTCACCACACTTCGCACAGCGACACGGCCAATGCTTGAGATGAGGAGATCGGCGGCCTCCTGGGCGACGTCCAGGCCAACCCTTCATTCAATCAGCCTCCAGGGATCGGATGAGCGCATCTATCTCGGCTCCGAACTTCGCTCGAACACGTTTCGTAGCTGCCCAATCGTCGATGATGAGCTCTAACGCCTGGCTATTGTTGTCTCCCGTGTTGCGCATGGCGTGTTGATCTATCTGTACACTCGCCCAGAGGGGTATTCTGAACGAACGAGTCAAGTACGGGCCCTTCTTGTCCCTGTTTCGGTACGACTTGGTCATATGGTTGGCCAATTGAATCTCCCTTATAATCATATCATCAATAGTATGCAGGAGGTGCTAAACTAAGTAGTGTATGGCCTCCTTGCGCTAACGCTATGGTGCTGCGTGGGCCCTTAGCAGCAGGGTTGGGCTAGGCTGAGGTTAGAGGAAGATAGGGCGCAGAATGGACCCAAGGGCCCATTTCCGCCCGAATCTATAGATTATATACCGAGTACGCGTACGC